AACCTACAATAGTTTGCCCATATACAGATGAAAAGATAAAGTTAAGTTTAAATATTGATGATATTCAACCAGTAGTCAAACATACAAACTTCAATATCAGATTGAACGAAAATATTATTGTAAATATGAAATATCCAACTTTAGATATTTTATTGAAAAATTCTGATGCTGATCTTTATGATGTAACTTTAAACTGTATAGAAAGTATAGAAACTATAGATGAAAAAATAGAAAATTCTGATATTTCTAAGAAAGAATTTTTAGAATTTATAGATCTAATGACAAATGAGCAGTTTAAAAAGATTATTGAATTTATAAAGAATGTTCCAACTCTGGAAAAAGAAATAAATTATGTAACTTCTGATGGAGTAGAACGAAAAATAAAGTTAAAAGGAATCAAAGATTTTTTTCAATAAGCCTCAGTCATTTGTCATTAACTAGTGTTTTCAAGATTAACTTTAGTTTAATGCAAATACATAAACAATCTCTTTCTGATATCGAAAGTATGATACCCTGGGAAAGAGACTTATTTGTGGAACAACTGAGGCAGCACATGGAAGAGCAAAACCTAAAGACTATGCAAGCAAGAGTTTTAAATAGGAGATAAAGGTGGAAGAAAGTAAAAGAAATCTCACAAATCAAGAATTGAGTGACACATCACTCAGTAAAGATTTTTTAAACACTATATTTCCTAGTGTTGTATCATTTCCAGAAGATGCTCCAAATTATGAACAGACTCTCAACTCACAAAATAATTATAACTTGACTGTTAATTTAAATGGAGATGGACAAAAACCATCGAAACAAGAAGTTAATAATGTTGTCAACAACATAGTAAAAAATGAAATAATCAACACTCCAGAAGATTTAAAAAAAAACTTACAAGACAATTCCAAGCAAAAAGATGGATCAAATAAATCAGAAACGGTCGTAGTTAAAGATACTAAACCAACAGGTGAATCAACTCAACAAACAGTTGATACAGAAATACAAACAGTAGATGAATCAAATCCAGAATTAGGATTAGATTCAGAACAAGTTAGTGATACTGTAGGAATTGAAATTACTCCCCCATTTGAACCATTTTTTGTTCCTCCACCACTTTCATTTGATCTTGACACCTTTGGAGAAACTGAACCATCTGCATATACTAGCAGTAATAAAATAGACAAAGGAACTTCTAGCATAACATATCAAACAGTTAAAAATATTATCGAAAGATCTATTTTACCTGTTTCTTCTGGTGGAATTGGAAAGAGTATATTATCAGATGAATATAATTCTCAAATAAGTTATGTCGAAAATCTTGTAACTATACAGCAACCAGAAAATGAAACCTTTAACAAAGTTGCAGAACAATCAAAAGCACAAGAATTGCAGAAGATAAGCAGAGAAGAAGATAATCAAAATAATTTAAAAGATATCAAAACAAATATAGCAGCACAGAATAAACCAGAACAAATGAAAGAGATGCGAGGAGCATCTAGCGTTCCTCCAGTTCAAATGCGAGAACTTGTAGATTCAAATTTCAAAATATATTCTGGAGAGAACACGATAGGTTTGTTTAGTAGAGAAAAAAACAGTCCTCCTGGGTGGAGGACTGTCACAAGTTAAATTTTTAAAATTTATTTAACTTTCGCTCAACTTCTGAAAATAACTAAGAGCGTCTGATTCTTCATCAACATCTTCTTCTACTGGTTTCTTCGACTTCATTGCTGGTTTGCGTTCAGTCATATCAACGTCTTCAGCAGTCTTTGTTGAAGATGGTGCAGTGCTTCGAATATCACCACCAAGAACTTCATACAAGCGAGTCTTGAGTTCTTCATATGACTTGAAATTGGAAGCATCTACGAATGGTTGAAGAGCATGTTGCGCCTTCCAAATCTTTTCCAACTTAGAATCATCATCAGAAAGAATTGTCTGTGAATCAAACTCTGACTTATCGTAATTGTTGAATCCACCAACCTTACGAATCTTGATACGGAAGTTTGCACCCTTCCAGAAATCGAATGGATTGATTGGTTCTTCGTCACTGAACTCTGGTTTCATTGCCTCTTGAATCTTTTCAAAGATCTTTGTTCCAAACTTGTAAAGAAAGACCTTTCCTTCATTTTGAGGGTTTGCTGGATCTGAGACAATATAAACATTAGCAACGTAATTCAACTTACGCTTACGAGCGCGAGCAATATCCTTGTCTGATTCAAGACCAGAATTCCAAAGTTGATTATTCAACTCTCCAACTGGATCCTTTTGACCAATAGTTGTAAGAGAATTTTCAATATACCAACCACCTGGACCTTGGAATGAATGCTCATACATCTTAACCCAAGGAACATCTTCGTTATCTACTGGTGGAAGAAAACGAACGATTGCAAATCCGTTTCCAGACTTATCTTGCTCTGGTCGCCAGAAACGATCATCCTTGTAGTCCTTTGTCTTGTTTTGATCTTCCATCTTCTTGATAAGATCATCAATACCAGACTTGGACTTCTTCTTAAGATCACTAAAACCCATAAATACCTGACTTTCCCCGAAGTTCTCCTTCGGACTTGGATAAAATTGTGGGAACTCCCCACAGACTAAAGTATACCATATATCAACTACAAGTCAATGGAATGGTAATTTATTTTTTGTTTTAGGCAAAAAGTTTAAATCTTTTGCCTCTTGTTCAATCTTTTCCAAGATAGGTTGCGTTAAAAGTTTTGGAGCAACTGAAAAATCATAAGAATATTCATCAAAAAAATGAATAACTGTATCCATATAGGATGTGTCGTGAACTTTAACGTAATTTTCAATTCTCTTGGAAAATTCTTCTTTGGTTATGTTGAATATCATGTCTAGATTGTACCCTAAATCTGATCTTCTGCAAGAGTAAAGTATATTAGTATATATATCAATAAAGGAATTGTTATATGCCATATACTGGAGATAATATTGAAATTACGATTGCATCAGGTACTGCTGTAATTGCTACAGATTATGGTACAAGTGGTGCTGTAGGATTTAGTGCATCTCATGCACAAATATCCAAACTTGCATGGGGTGACGAAAATTATAGTTATAGAGTAAATGAAGCATATCCACTTCCTGTGAAAATGTATGGAACTACTGGCACTACTATGCCAGTATCTGGAACAATTTCAGGAACTGGTTCATTTTACATACAAAATACAATTTCCACTCCGATCATCGTTAAGGGTTCTACAAATTCATCTGACGCTTTGGTTGGTGTTACAGGATATGTTCAGGGAATAACCAACGGAGTCCGTGTAGGCGTAACTGGATCGGTTTCTATCTTAGGTAGCGTTGGTGTCTTTGGAATCAGTGGTGCTACTGCAATTACAGTCACAGGTGGAAGAAGACTTAACTCATCATCCGATAGTGTAACTGTTGTAGGAAACGTAGGCATCAGTGGTGGATTCCAATTAACCGCTGCATCTGACTCTGTGGCAGTTTATGGTCCAGGTGGAACAACTTACGTTGAAACAAATCTAAACGTCGGAGGCGTTGCTCTAGGTAGATCTGGAGATGCACTCAAAGTCGCAGTAACAAATGCAGGATTTACTTTCAGTGTTTCAGTCGCATCTACTGTTGGTGTAACAAATGGTTCAGAAGGTCCATTGCGTATTCAAGGATACACTGGTGCTGGAACTCCTGTAACAATTCAAGGAAGTCTTGCTGGTGGAGCAGTAGAAATTGGTGCATATAGTGCAGTTCCCGTAGGTGTATCTGGAACTGTTTCAATTGATGATGCAGATTTAATTAGTAGCATAGAAAGTCTAAAGACAAATATCGGAACAGTTTCTACAAATGCTGGATATGCACTTGATATATTAAACTTGATAAATGCAAATGGATCAGGAGCAAAAGTAGCAATTGATTCGTTTAGAAGACCATCAAGATTTGTTCATGGTCAGAAGAGTGTAACTACAACTCCATCTGTAATATCAACAGAAGCATTGAGAACTGGTATTACAATCAAGTCTCCACTCACAAACGTAAACGATATATATGTCGGTAATTCTGTTTCAGTTTCTACCACAACTGGTTATATCCTAAGTCCAGGTGAAGTATTGTTCTTAGAAGTAGCAAACACAGGAACACTATTCGTTAGAACTGCAACTGGCACATCAACACTAGTATACATTGGATCGTGAAAAATAATTCAATAAACAATACCACTAAGTTAAAGAAAACTACCAGAACAGGGAAACTTGTTCTGGTAAGACAACACTTTTTATTAGGATTGACTGTAGAAGAATATAAAATTGATACAATTTCAATTAATAGAGGAATTGTATCGACTCCCAATGTACTTTATTATTCAAGTAATACTAAGTGCTTGATTGATTTTACGAATCTTACTAACTCTAGCATAGAGACAAACATTAAAGATTATTTCAGTCAAATAGTTGCTGGAATGACTATGACAGTTTTGAATGGTGAATATTATGATCCAAACTTAAAGGTTACTGCTGATATATCTGGAACATATACATTTCAATCTTTTTCTGAAGGTATTGTGAAGGCAAACGTCAGTTCAGTTACTGGATTGTCTTCTAAGTTTAACAGATATGATAAAACTAAATTTACAGACATTCCTTATATAATTGCATCTTCAATCTCAACGCCAACCGAAAAGCGATCAGCAACTATATTAAAAAATAAACTTGGTAAAAATAGTAAAAATTCCTTTTCGTTCATCGGAATTTCAGTTGGAGATTATATAGAAATACCATCAGTTGTTACACCAACTCAAGTATTAGAGATAGGTGTTGATGCCGATGGAAATGAATATATTTTAATTGACTTGGTTGTAACTCCACAAGATTTAACAACTAAAAGCACTCTCATGAACTGTTATATTGATGTGGTTGATTCTTACCAAACAGAACCAAAACTTACAGATAGTTTAACTGGAGCATGTATATCATATCAAGGAGGAGCAATTATAAATTGTTCTGACAATAATACATTCTCACAGTGTAGGTTCAGATCTAGCAAGACTAAAGGAATAAGCACAGAATTTACTGCAAACACTTTCTGTAGAACTCCTGAGACTGACACTGCCGTAGAAACAACTGTCACAGAGAACCTTGTACAAATTACTACAGCGTTAGTAAATAACATGGCAAACATTACGAATCCAAACATAGGTTCAGTGAACCGTAGTGGAACTTCAAGTTATAACTTTTACGGCAGATCTTTCTAAATTATAGTTTTGTTTTTAAGTTTTAACTTAAATTTTTGATTCAATAATTTATTTAATTCATCATAAGATTCAGAAGAATCAAACAAAACGATAAGGGTTACGGTATCCGTTGAGACACCGTAACCCAAAATTTTACACCCATCTAGTTTTTCTATAAATCTTTTAGGTTTTCCACTTAACTCATTGAATGAGTAAGTATATGTTACTTTAACCATCAAGATTATTTAGAAATTTTACTTTTTTGTCTTACACCACTTGTCCGTGCATTCTGTCAAATGTGAAGAACAACTACGACCAACCTTTTCAATTTCGTTGGTTGTTTGTGTATTCAAATCATCAATATAACGATAGACTGAATCAAATTCACGACGAATATTGTCAATTCGTTCATCAGTTTCAACCGTCTTTTGATTAGACTCAATCAAATTGATAAGAACACCAAGACCAAGCGCAAATCCTGAGATGTAAGTTAGAGTACGAGCAAACTCTACATCAATCTTAGATCCTGCAAAGAACAAAATTGCAAGAACAGTAACAGACGCTCCAACAATACCAATATTAAAATTACGCATACGATAATTTCCTTTCTTTTTCGAATCAAACTTGAGAGAGAAAAAAGAAACTGCACGACCTCTCATATCATACAGTCTAAGATAATCACGTTTATATAAACGATTTGTAAATGAGTACAATTTCATAAAGCATTCCCGAGAGGACTCGAACCTCTGACCAACGGTTTAGAAAACCGTTGCTCTATCCAACTGAGCTACGGGAATATACCAACAGTATATCACATACCGTTGGAAAGTCAAGGTCAAACCGTAAGTTTCAGACCACTTGTTTCAAGTGTCTTCTTACCTGGAATGAAAAGGTTATTGATAAATGTTGTGCTGTAGTGGTTTGCCAAATCCGTTTGAGGTTCGACAATAAACATAATAAAATTCTTACCAAGAGTGAAACCATTTTCATCATTGGCGTATGGCATCCACTTTGCCATAAGCAACTTACCTTCTGGAGAAGGAATAAGAACTGCTGGATTCTTAATTGTAATTGTATCTCCGTTATCAGTAACAGAGCAAAGCATTTCTTCACCACTAATCAAACGAATAATCTTCACGTTCATAATATATAACTCCTTTTTAGTCTTTCGGGCAATTAAACATAATACGATTCCAGAAATTACATTCTGGTGGTTTTTCAATAGGCCAACATGTACAGCAATCAGATGGAATCAAACTTGCATTCTTTGGATCCTCTGCTCTTGCTACTGCCTTTTCAATTTCTTTCATAGAGAGCAATAAGTCCAGACAACGACCATCTTTGGTTGTTTGTAAATGTACTAGATCTTTTCTGTTGACTTCTCTTGGCATTTGAATCTCCATTATATGGTTTCACATACTAATGTCAATATTTATCTTACCATTTTTTGCTTTTAATTTCTTAGAAACAAAATCATAAATTAATTCTAATGATTTCAATCCAATGAATCCCATTATAAATGCAGCACCGTATCTACCATTGTTCTGTATAGATTCTGGCATAAAGTGAAGTGCAATCGGAGTCAAATAGTTTGCACATAATGCTCCTGCTAAAATTGAACTTATTGC